AGGAATTTCAATATCAGGAGATGTGCTTTTGACCATGAGAAAAGGTATTAAATCAGAGCATAACATGCCATCACCTACGACTTGGAAGAAGCTTTAACATGGTGTAAAATACCGTATGCCTCTTACAAATGTAAAATTACTACCAGGTTTTGATAAAACAGATACACCTTCAGGAGCTGAGGGTAGATGGATAGATGGTGATTTTGTTAGATTTAGATATGCACAACCAGAAAAAATTGGTGGGTTTGCAGCTATAGGACAAAAAACTATTGCAGGTCCTGCACGTGCTCAGCATACTTGGACTGATTTACAAGGTAGAAAATACGCAGCGATTGGCACATCAAAAGTATTATTAATTTATTATGAAGATGCTTTTTACGATGTAACTCCACTAGAAACAGGTCTTACAGGAGCTACGTTTACAACTACTAACGGTCAACCAACTGTTACTGTAAATAAAGCGGCTCATGGATTAGTGTCTGGTGATTATTTTTTATTCGAGTCTGTTACTTTGCCAGGAGGAGGGGCAACTAGTTTTATAGCAGCTAACTTTACAGATCAGTCATTTGAAGTAATAACTGCTGCTGCAGATTCTTTTACAATTACGATGGCATCAAATGAAACTGGCACTGGTCTAACTGCTGCAGGTTCTGCAACAATTAGGGCTTATGTGGAAATTGGACCGACTATTCAAACATATGGTTATGGTTGGGGAACTGGAACATGGGGCGGAAACGTTTCAGGCGCACAAACAACAACACTTAACGGAGCTTTGTTAAATGATACGAATGGTACAGGTGGCTCTGGAACAAGTATAACACTTACGAGTGCAACGGGATTTTCTGGAAGTGGAGGAACAATTTTGGTTGATCAAGAAATAATTACATACACAGGTGTAAGCTCTAATGATTTGACAGGTATTACAAGAGGTGCACAAGGAACATCGACTGCTGCCCATAGTAGTGGTGCAACAGTAACTGAGATAACAAACTTTATAGGATGGGGGCAACAAACAACAACTTCATCAGTGATACTAGATCCAGGTAACTGGTCTTTAGATAATTTTGGAGCAATACTTACAGCAACAATAAGAAACGGAAAAACATTTACCTGGGATCCTACAGTAAGTAATCCCTTAAATAATAGATGTTCAGAAATGGCAACAGCTCCTACAAAATCTGTATCAACAATTGTATCAGACAGAGATAGACATTTTATTCATTTTGGAACTGAAACCACTGTTGGTGATACAAATTCACAAGATCCAATGTTTATTAGATTTAGTGATCAAGAAAATTTTAATTCTTATAATCCTACATCTACTAACACTGCAGGAACGTTTAGACTGGACACCGGAAACACAATCGTTGCAGCTGTAAATGGTAAAGACTATGTTTTAATATTGACTGATCAAGCAGCTTATACAATGCAGTTTGTTGGTCCACCATTTACTTTCTCTATAAGACAGGTTGGTACTAATTGTGGATGCATAGGTCCTCATGCAGCTGTATATGCTGATGGTAAAGTATTTTGGATGGGTAACTCTGGTGGTTTTTTTGTATTTGATGGTACAGTTAAACTATTACCATCATTAGTTGAAGACTTTGTATTTACTACTGATGGAGATAACCTTGGTATAAATTATGCATCAAATCAGATTGTGTTTGGTGCACATAATTCTTTATACAACGAGATACTATGGTTTTATCCAAAAGGGACACCGACCACCGGACCATCTGTACAAGTTGATAGATCTGTTACTTATAACTATGTTGAAAATATATGGTCAACAATGTCATTAGCAAGAACAACATATGCAGACTCTGTGACTTATGCAAACCCTTACGCAACGGAATATGATTCAACAACTATTCCACAATTTCCTACAATACAAGGTGCTACAAATAAATTTGGATCTACTACTTATTTTGAACATGAAACAGGTGTGAATAAAATTAATCTCAACGGAACAGAAGAAGCTATAAGTTGTTTTGTCCAATCTGGAGACTTTGATTTACCTGTAGAGGGTGATGGTCAGTTCCTTCTCAACATAAGAAGATTTTTACCTGATTTCAAAAATTTATCTGGTAATGTATCAATTACACTTGGAACAAAAGACTTTCCAATCGCAGGTAATACCACTACAGTATCATTTGTAGTAAATTCTGCGACATCAAAAATAGATACAAGAGTAAGAGGTAGACTTGCAAATATTAAAATAGAAAACTCTGCACTAAATGATAATTGGAGATTTGGAACATTTAGAGCAGATGTATCACAGGACGGTATGAGATAATGAACGAAGAAGCATTGTTCCAAGAATTTAGCACAAATAGAGCTCTACAGGCAACGTACGGAGACTTTGAAACTTATAGAGATTTCATAATGAGTCAAATGCCTGCACAAGCTAATGACAATAGGGGTATCACAGGTATCGTTAATAATGCTACATCTAATATGGGTTCTATAAAAGATCTAGGTAAAAATTTAATTACAAGTAAATTATCTTCAAAGATGGGATTAAATATAAGTCCTATTGGTATTGGTGGTTTGATATTGTCAGGTCTTTCTGGAATAAATGATAGAATAAGACAAACAGATTTTGCTAGATCAAAAAATTTAATGGATTATTTAGACGCAAAAAAATATGGTGGTATTGATGCAAGAAACCAAGCTGCAGCAGAAAACATGTTAGCGGCAAATGTATTACAACAAGAAATGGCCATGAGATCATCTTCAAATGTAAGCAATCAAGATGCAGCAAGAGGTAACATTGGAAGTAGATCTGCACCTTCGGCTCCAGCAAAATCATATTCAGCACCACAACAAACTTCAGGCGCGGGGGGACTTCATAATTATTAATGGCTAAAATAACTGTATATATACCTGAACCAAAACAACAATACGAAGAAGAGAACCAAAGACAAATTTTACAATCTTTAGATACAGTTAAAACACAATTAAATACTTCATATCAACAGGACTTGAAAAACGAACAAGATACCTTTAATTATTTTATGTCATGACAATACAATACAAAAATGAAACATATTTATTGAGCACTAACACATCAACTACCGTGTTAACTATTTCAACTTCAGCAGTTGGTATTGTTAAAAGTGTTCAAGCAGTACACAAATCAGCATCAAACGCTGATGTTGATCTTTTAGTTTTGAAAAATGGTGGCACAGCTAGAGTGGTCGCTCACGCACAGTTGAACAAAAGTTTTGTAAACCTTGCATCTAACACTATTAATTTAGAAGCAGGTGACACTTTACTAATGGAGAGCGATACATCAAATGCAATTACAGGTGTTATAAGTTATGCGTTAATAGATAGATCGCAGGAAAATGGCTAGACAAAAATTTATTCATTACGTACCAAGACCAAAACCTAAAAAACGTCCTGGTCGTCACAAGAAAAGACTTTCAAAATCAGAGAAAAGAGATTATAAACCTTATAACAAACAAGGACGTGCTAACAATGGCGGAAGACGATAAAAACTACACAATAATAGATGGTAAAAAAGTTCCTGTATATAATGCTAAGGTTGTAGAAACAATTAAAAATAAAAGAACAGGAAAAGTCTATGATAGCAAAGCTCATTTTGATAGTGATGTTGCTGATTCCAACACTGATACTACTGTGGATGATCTTCAACAGGACGTAGCAATTGAGGTTGCATCTCTTCAAGTATTTGGTAAAACCAAGTAATGAATCCTATAGGTGGTACAGAATTACAAGTAAAGTTACTTGAAAAATATGTTGATTCAAAACTTCTTGATAACTTTCAAATTACAACTTCAGTTCCTGAAAAAATACCTCTAGCAAAAGACAAAATAAATATTCTTTGGCAACAAAATTCATATGATCAACCAAACCTTGCACCTTGGTTTAAGGATAAAGACAATCATAAAAAATATGATTGGTATGTTTTTAATTCACATTGGTGTTATGAGAAGTTTAGGATGGTCTACAAAGTGCCAACAGAAAGATGCACAGTTATTAAAAATGCAATAGATAATTTTCCTGAAAGAAAAATACACAAAAAAGGTGATCCAATAAGAATGATATTTCACCCTACTCCCTGGAGAGGTTTGAATATAATACTTGGCGCAATGCAACTTATAAAAAATGAGAATATTACTCTTGATGTTTTTTCTTCTACAAAAATATATGGCAATGAGTTTATGGATAACAATGATGATACATATAAACCATTATATGCTCAGGCAGCAGAATTAAAAAATGTAAATTATAGAGGTTGGCATAGTAATGACTATATTTGTAAACATATAACTGACTATCAAATATTCCCATACTCAAATAATTGGGAAGAGACATCTTGTATATCAGCTATAGAAGCACTTGGAGCTGGCTTGCATATGATTACCACTAACTATGGAGCTTTGTTTGAAACTTGCTCAGAGTGGCCTGTATATGTTCAGTATGACACAAACTATAAAAATATGTCTGAGTGTTTTGCTTACGCAATAGATTCTGTAATTGATTATTTACATCATGATAGATGTCAAGAACACCTGCAGATGCAACAAGATTTTTATAAAAAATTTTACTCTTGGAGCAAAAGAAGTTTAGAGTGGACTAATTTTTTAGAGGGAGTTTTAAATGCTAAATCATGAGCCAATATGGTTTGATAAAAAAGAGGATAAATCTAATCAACCAAAATTTTCTGTATTTGTAGGCACTCCTTGTCATTCAGAGGTGTCTATTCATTATACACAATCAGTATTAGAATTACAAAAATATTGTTGGAACAACAAAATAAATTTAATGTTTCAATTATTTAAATCATCACTTGTTACTCAAGGTAGAAATTTATGTGTGTCAGCTTTCTTACAGACAAAATGCACACATTTATTGTTTATTGATTCAGACATTGCATTTAAACCACATAGCTTACAACATTTGTTAGATGCAGATAAAGATGTGATATCTGTGCCATATCCACTAAAAGACATGTGTTGGGAGAAAGGGCTACAAGTAATCGAAGAAGGCAGAATAAAAACTGCTGAGGATCTTAAAACAAAAGCCTTCTATAGGTTTCCCATGCGTGTGCCTGATGCAGACGATATTAAGATTGAGAAAAATTGTATAGAGGTAACTCACTCACCAACTGGATTTATGTTAATAAAAAGAGAAGTGTTTGACAAAATGAAGAAACATTATCCAGACAAAGAGATATATCAAGACACACTAATTAATGGCAAATTACAGAAAACAAAGGAGTTGTGGAACTTCTTTGATACCTTACATAACCCAGAAGATAAGACATATATGGGTGAAGATTTTGCCTTTTGTAAGATTTGGAAAGCTACTGGTGGTAAATGCTATGCCTATGTTGACGATGAAATTAGCCATGTTG